TGAACAAGGCACAGCCTATTCATTGATGTATGAAGAACTAACGGGCACCAAGATCGAACAGATTGTCATCATTATCTCGGTTGACCACGAAGATAAACCTCAAGAGTTTATCAAGAACCGAGAGTTCTGACTTTGTGAAGTATAAAGGTAAGGTGAGGTTTACACAAGAAACCTTCCTGTCTAATAAAGATAAGTTATTGTATCAGAGGCTCTCTAGGGTCTGTGATGAGAGTGACTTGACCGATTATCTTATCGCTACATTCATTGCAGATAAGAAATGGGTGCGTGACTTTCTGGATGAAGAGGCTAAAGACCGATTCACCGATTATCGTAAGCGTAAGCAATCACTAGGCTATATGTTTGGTAATGAACTCGATAAGTTATTCTTTATACAAGCACCTGAACTGGCTTTTAGACCCACCGGCAACTATGCATTGCCTATTCGAATGTATATGCAAGGTGATATGTCACTCGAAACCCTTGCATTGCTAAGTAAGTATCTAGGGCTTACAGAATCCTATGATGCTAAGTATGGTGAAGATGATATCGTTTGGGGTAAAATTAGTATGCTTCTCAAAAAATTTACTCCATTCTTAATTTGTGATGATAAGAAGATGAAATCCATATTGAAGGATAAGATCAATGAGAACATTTCCCGAGAAGGGCAAGAAGCGAGCCGAGCGCCGCAAACAGGAAGCGAAGAAGTTCAAAAAAGCCATGAAGGTTGCCGATGATGTATTCCAATACACCGACAATGAAGAATGGAAACTAGCATGGGTTCGTAGGCATGCCAACAACCTGAAAGCCTGCTCATGCTGGATGTGCTGTGGTCGTAGAGCCAATGGTGAGATCACGGTGCAAGAAAAGAAATTTAAGGAAAGCCTTAAATGCGAAGCCGAATGAGGCTATATACTATTGACAGAACGAGAAAGTTCTGTTACCATACAACTTATACACTGTAACATACGGAGAACATACTATGTCAAACTTTGCAACACTCAAGAAGTCCTCAAACTCCCTCGACCGTCTCACCAAAGAAATCGAAAAGCTGAACACACCTGCATCCTCAAATGAGAGCAAGGGTGATGACCGCTTTTGGAAACTCGAACGTGATAAGTCAGGCAATGGTTCGGCGGTTATCCGCTTCCTGCCTACTCCTGCGGTAGATGGTGAAGATGGTCTGCCTTGGGTTCGTTACTTCGACCATGGATTCAAAGGTCCAACCGGCAAATGGTATATCGAAAACTCTCTCACCTCTCTTGGTGATAAAGTAAAAGATCCTGCTGGTGAGTTTAACTCATATCTCTGGAATCTGTCTGACGACGATAATTCGTGGTCTCGTAAACAGGCAAGGGCTCAGAAGCGCCGCTTGCATTATGTTTCAAATATTATGGTCATCTCTGACCCTAAGCATCCTGAAAACGAAGGCAAAATCTTCCTCTACAAGTTCGGTAAGAAAATCTTTGATAAGATCACTCTTGCAATGAACCCTGAGTTCGAAGGTGATAAGCCAGTCAATCCATTTGATTTGTGGAAGGGTGCAAACTTCAAGTTGCGTATTCGCACTGTTGATGGTTATCCAAACTATGATCAGTCATTGTTTGATTCTGTCAGCGCATTGAGTGATAATGATGATGAACTTGAACGCATTTGGAACAAAGAGTATTCTCTGAAAGAGTTTACTGATGCTAGTGGCTTCAAGACCTATGCTCAACTCAAGGCTCGCCTTGATGAAATCTTGGCTGAAGATCGTGGCTACCAAGACTTCAGTGGTCGCACCGGCGGCTCACCAATGACGGCGATTGCATCACCAGCGGCAACCTTCGATAAGCATATTCCTGCTTCTAAGGCAGCCGCAAGTGAACCTTCATGGGATAATTCATCAACTGAAGATGAAGATGACCTCGAAGCCTTCCGCAAGTTGGCGGTCTAAGATTAACATGAAAGAGGAGGATCTCGGTCCTCCTCTTTTTTTATGATACTGTTGCATTTGATGAGAAGTGATTGCCTGATGCAGAATCACCAGAGATATCAAATCTAGCCCTTGACATAGCACGATGGAAGCTAGGGTCTTTGAACATGTTATCGGTCAGAGTTAAGGTTGTATCAAAAGAACTTTTATCGCCACTCTCTGCGATTGGCACTTGTGACTGTTTGAATGAAGCCTGTTGTTCTAATGATAGTTCTTGACCACCATCATTCTCTTTCTTGGCATTAGGGTCAACTGAGACCTTGCCTGTATCTGGATTATAGTTAGCAGACTCTTCTTTGGTATTCATGGTGAATAGTGGATTACTATTCTTATCTACAACTACCGAGTTATCGTTCTTCATAGCACCGATTGGTAGTGCTTTAATCTCACCTTCATTCACATTCAGGTCACCACCGTCGGCCATGGCTGGAATTGGCTGTGCTTCTGGTTCAGGCTGAGGCATACCGCGAGTATAAAGCTCTTGATATGATCTCTTTGACATATGAATACCGTCTTGAGCATCTGCTGTCACTGATGAATTATCAACATATCTAAAACCGCTGTTTCTAGCCGAATCACCTAACAGCTGGTTAACTGTATCAACATTTCCGGACCATTGTTTTCCTGGTGATTGATGAGGACCGTGAATACTAACTTTCAATCCTCTTTCTTCGGCTATTTGTTTCAACTCAGCCATTCTCTGTTCATATACTTTAGGGTCTAGTCTACCATTAGTTGCATCGTTTGTTCCGGCATATAGTTGAACTGTAGCACCTTCAGGAACATTTTTCAACTGGTTGATCGTTCTTTTATCGGTGAAAGACCAACCGCCTACAGCAACAGAAGGTATTTTATTAGCTTGGCCTACACCTACACCGATACTATCACCAGCGGTGTAGATTGTTTGGCCGCCTGTAGAACGCTCTCTACTTTGTGGATCAGGAACACCTCTACGTTCAGCTTGTGCTTTTTGTTTCTCTTGCTCATCGAGAACCGATACAGAACCCGCTAGACTTTTCTGTCTTTGTTCGTGTATCTGTTGAATAGCCTGCTGTTCGGTTAATGCGGTGCCAACTTCAGGTTCAGCCGTGCCGATAGCTCTAGAATCTCTAGATAGACCCATATCACGAGGTAATCTATTATCTCTCACACCATGCCATGCATCCCAATTTCCTTGTTTAGCGGCATGATCCAACGCATACTGAATCTGCATCTTGATCGATCTTGCGCTCGAATCTTCACCCGGATCAATACCAGTATCTTTTTTGAAACTGTTGCCTAATCCACCACCCATATAAAGCTGGAATGGGCCGTATGATCTTTCTCTTTCACCTTTTCTATTAATAACACCAGACTGATATTGACCCATACCTTCAGTCATGGCTACTTTCACAGCCGCTTCAGGATCGATATTACGTTTAATAGCCTCTTGTCTGATATAGTTTTTAATTGCTTCAGAAGATAGACCGCTCTGCTCATATCCGGGTTTAATAGAACCTTGTGTTTGTTCACCCATCTGCATTCTACGCTCAATTTCAGCCGGATCTACAGAGGTTGTCTTATAAACTTCTTTACCTTCACTATCAGTAGCTTTTTCAATACCAGCTTTCTTCAAATCTTCAGGTGTTAATTTTTCTAAGAATTTAACACGAGGATCATCTGATTTGATATTACCTTTAACCAGATCATCATATACAGCTTTGTGTTCGTCTTTTAGTGTAGCAAGTCTAGAACGAGAACCGGGGTCAGAAGTTTTATTACCAGTCTGTGGATCAAACTTCTTAGCCACTTCAGGTCTAGCACCGCTAGCCATGGCTCTATCAGCTTGTTCACGAGTCATAGGTATCTTTGTCTTAATAGACTCTAATGCCTTACCAACGTCTGGTAGTCTCTCTTGATAGTATCTTGGAAACATATTGGCCAGTTGCTCAGGTGTTAAACTGGCCAGCATGTTTTGACCATCTGTGGTCTGTAACATCTTCAATCGATCAGTCACAGTCATTTTACCAATTAACTGTCTATAATCTATATTCGTATTGGTAAACTTCTTAATGGCCATTAGTTTCTCTTATTCTGTCTGAGTGCGGCTTGATCACGAGTTTGTTGTTCTAACTCTCTAATGTGCGCTTCTAGCAGGCTAATATAGATATGTCTTTCCCATGGTATCATGCCTTCAATGTCACTTAGACCGTATTTGTGAAACTGCATGAGAGAAAAGTTGGTCTTATAATAGTTCTGCAAGTTATCGTAACCAAGCATTAGTAAAAAAAATTGTCAAATTCCGTATATTCGATATGATGATCAAAGCCGCACTTATTGCATGTATGATCAAATTTGATTACAAAAGACGGAAAGTTCTGTGTAAAACCTTCCAGTTTCTTATAGTTCTCTTCTGTTAGATTCTCAACGAACTCTCTCAAATCTTCTTTGGTGTAGTCTTTGGTCGAATAGACCTTCTCACCCTTGACGATTTGATCGATACAGTTGACGATGATATTGATCTTACGCTCAAGCGGATTACCCTTCTCATCAATCACCTTCATGATAGAATAACTAGGGTATTTCATCTTTACAGAGACTTTACCACCCATCTCAAATACCATAGAGGTATCTGGCTTGATGATCTCCGCTTTGGCTATGTCCAGTTGCGATTCAAATTTGTTTTTACAAACCTCACCATCCGGTTTAACATGGTTGCAAGTAAATCTAACCTCAACCGATTCAGATATAGACTTAGCCCTCAATGCAATGAACAAGTAATCAATGTCAAAGAATGGTAATTTATCTACATCTACATCACCTTCGATCACACAATTACTGATGATCTGCTTGGTTGTTCTGATAATCTCGTTAACGTCATTAGATTCTGCTGCCATTAACAGTAGTTTTTCTTCTTTAACCAGAAAAGGTCTGATCTTGATCTCTTTTCCGCTAGAAGGTATTTTCAATTCATAGGTAGGTACATCGACCGTAGGTAGCATTATAAATCAACCTCTCATTAAAAAACAAAAGAATCGACTGACTGGTTTATAGACAAAGCACGCTCTGCGGCTGGCTATAGAAAGAACATTATCCATAACGATACTCGTGGTCGTGATGACACCGTTATCGGTAAGATGTATTTCTTTGCATATGATCCGAAGTATAAAGAGAAGTTACCTGTATATGATAACTTTCCCTTGGTGTTCCCTATCGAACGCTATGGTAATGGTTTTCTAGGTCTTAATCTACATTATCTAGCTAAAAGTGAACGAATGTGGCTATTAGGGCGACTGTCGAAGTTCTCAAATAATGCTATGTTTGACAGATAAATATGTATAATACGAGAAAAGGATAAATCCCTTCAATGTCTATCTTAGATATCTTAAATCAGTATCAAGTATCAGGTCAAGTTCCACTACCAACCGCAGATATGGCTGGTAACAATGTAGCACCAGACCCTAGTAAGCAAATCATAGGGGGATCCAAACAATATGATTTTGATTACCGTGTATTCCCGCTTGATCTCGGCACCGATTCGAATAAGCACTATGTTGTGTTTAATATCAACGTGCCTGTTCATTCTGACGGTAAGCTTAAATCTTCCGATAGCACCGCATATAATAGTGCAGATTTCACAGCCATCAATGAAACAGGCGATTTATCTAAGGTCGACCAATTAAGATTTACTGATGGTAATACAAACTTTTGGAAAGACCTTTGGAATAAAGGGGCTAATGCCAATCTACCAAGATACACTAAACGTATTGCACAATCTATCGCAATGCATATGCCGACACCGTTGACCTTCACATCTACCAACGTATATGAAGATATTTCATTGACTGCATTTGCTGGTCAAGTCGGTAAGATTGCAGGTACCGCTGTTGGCAAAGCTCTAGCCGCTGGTCAGACCAAGAAAGGCACCGATGCCTTCGGTCAAGTTATTTCATCTGGTGGTAGTTTGCTTGGCTCAGCATTGCAGATAGGTGGTAATCCAATCAACCCTCGTATCGAAGTTTTATTTGCTAATACGCTACAGAGACAGTTTGCATTTGAATTTCTCATGGCTCCTCGCACAGAAGAAGAGTCGTATGTAATGGACAGAATCATTCGCACATTCAAGTTTCACTCAGCACCGGCAATTAATGGCTCTACACCTGTAATGCCTGATATGAATGGAACTATATTCATCGAAGATATTCCTAATCCTTTTACTGATCTAGGTAAGTATCTAATTCCGTTCTACATCCCACCAGCAGAATTTGATATCACATTCTTCAATAATGGTGTAGAAAACGATAAAATACCGCGCATCAATACATGCGTCTTAGAAAGAATTGAAGTGGATTATGCACCTCAGGGCATGTATGCGACCTTCAGCAATGGTTATCCAGTAGCCTGCCGTCTATCTATGTCATTCAGAGAAACCGAAGTTGTTCATAAACAGCGCGTTGCACAGGGCTTCTAATGTCTAATTTTTTTGATAAGTTCCCAAAAGTACCATACAATATCTCAGGTGATAAGCTTGGTAATTATCAGGCTGTCACCAATATTATGTTTCGTTTCGGCTTTCTACGAGATGTTATTAATAACGCATCCGCATATGAAATGTATACGATTCAAGAAGGCGATACGCCTGAAATCTTGGCTCACAAGTATTATGGTGCATCCGAAGCATACTGGCTTATTCTTTATGCTAATGACATATATGACCCACAATATGATTGGCCGCTAGACCGTAGAAGTTTTACCAGTTATATCAACGACAAATATGGTTCAACAGCCAATGCCAACGCTCAGATTCACCATTATGAAAAGGTTGTTGGTCGTCAGATAGAGAACACACAAGAGTTCTTCTTTGACAAGTATGAGATTGATTATACACCCGTGACCATTACCATAGTTGATGTGGCCACATATACTGGTGCATTGGATCCAGGTGATATTGTTTATCAGAGTGCAGACCTGACATATGAGAACGCATCTTTCACGGGCGAGATTGTAAACTTCTCAGGTTCAAACAATGTTATGTTCTTAGCCAATACAGTTGGTAATTACCTAGTTAGTTTGCCTACATATAACTATACGAAGGCTGGCTCACCAGCCGCTAATGTTGCATATCTAGGCTTCACATCTACTGATATATTTTATCCAGATCCAGATGTTCCTCACGATTTCTATGTTAATCTACCAGCCACACCAACCTCTGTCGATTATACTCTAGACGGTAAGACAATTACTGAAGTTATTGGTCGCCGTGCTGTATCCTGCTACGACTATGAGAATGAAAAGAACGAGGCTAAACGTAGTATTAAATTGATCAACAAACAATATCTAGGTCCAATTATGACCGAATTTGGTAAGATTACTGGTTCTATTCCAGGTTATTTGAGAAGGTTAAAGTAATTGACAGGCTTAACTGAATCCACCAACTGGAATGAGGTAATGGCTCGTTGTGGCATCGAGATTACTGGTGCCACAGAAGCAGAAACAACTGACCTCAGCGTTGTCGAAGTCATGCTAGGCGAGAGTCTACTGACACCAGGTCTACAAACATCTGTGAAAGTTCATAGTTATACTCAAAATCTTCAGGTTAAGAACTATGATAACTTTAAGAAGGCCGATCTATCATTATCGATAAAGAGACCTGTTCTAGCACGTTATAATTTCAAAGATACTATTGATGTTCTACAGACGGTATATCGTGTTGATAAACGTAGATTGATCAGCAATACCACCGAAGAGTTCACTATTCGTGCCTGCGACCCAAGTCTACTGAATGACGCAGAAACATTAGTGTCCAAGTCATGGAAATGCACTACACCATCAGAGATTGTTCGACATGTTCTCGGTTCATGTGTAGGTGCAAGCGCACCAGATATTGAATTTTCAGATCCAGCAAGAGATTATATTGCAGAGAATATTCATCCATTTCAGGTGATTCAGCAACAGGCTAACTATGCACTAGCGGATGGTTATGATCCGTCATTCCTACATTATATGACCTATGATAACTATGGCACACACCATTTCAGGTCATTATCAAGCCTTTGTTCGGCTAGCCCAATAGCTACATTTATCTATAATGAAACTGGTTCAACCTATCAGAATCCAAACTCAGCACTGACTTATAATTTCCCATGTGATTTTGATATCTTAGCGGATATTCTCAATGGTGTTGACGCATCTGGTCGTAATATCAGCACCGTAGCCTTGTTTGACCCTAACCTAAAAGCATTCAGTTTGATGGGTGATACCACATTTGGTTGCGGTAATGGTGCAGGTGTATTCAGATATGCTATTACCAATCAAAACTCAGCCGCCAGCATGGATGCCTGCCCTGATTATGCAAAAGAATACCTACTAAAGAGACAGGCTAGAATGGGTCTATTAGAAAGAGACCGTATTGCATTACGCTTAGTTGTGCCATTCAATGCATCACTTCATGCTGGTAAGGTTATCCGTTTCGAGATATATAATAAAGACCAGTTGCTAGAAGGTAATGGCGGCTATGATGCATTTAACTATGGCACAGGTGACTATCTGATATTGAATATGTTTCATCATTATACTGCTGGTGGTTATGCAACCACTGTGATGGATTGTGTATCAACTGTTGTCGGATTTACTGGGTTATAAGGGAGTAGAATATGTTACCAAGAAGTTCAGCGAGTAGTTCACAGGTATATGGTATCGTTGTTGGCGGTCACGATGGTGATCCTGCTGGCGATGAATCAGGCAACCTTCGTGTTTATTTTCCTGGAATCCATGGTAGAGATGTTAATGTTCAGCATTTGAATTTCAGCCCACGATTAATGAGCCCAACTAAGTCAACTCAGCAAGAATTTCCAGGTGGTCTAGACCCCGGTACACTAGTTGTGGCTATGAAAGATACTGGCTCTAACTATTGCCAGATCATCGGTGTGGCCAACGATACCAACCTCAGCGAGAATCAGATTGCTGGTAATACAGACTTATTACAGTTCGTTCGTATGTTTCTTAGCACCAATATTAATGTCCGTATACCTCCAACCATTCAAGAGACCATGGTAGGTGGTGTGAGAATCCGTAAGGCTGTAGAAAAAGGTCAATTACATAACCATAATCTATTGCAAGGTCTACCTACTCACGGTGCATTATACCCTATGTCAGGTTCGGTGCTGCCTCGTGTGTCTGGTGTAAATACTGCACAGACTGGCTTTGATAATCTAATGTCTGGTGATATTCTTGGTGCAATTCCAGGTGTATTCATGACCCTCGGTAAGATGTTTAATATCTTGCAAACAACAGGTGTATTGAATAATTTGAAGGTGCCTAGAGAAGTTGGTCTAGCCATTAATAGTATGAGTGTGCTTATTCAGCAGGTTGAGACAATGGAGAAGGCTGGCTTTAACGTAGGTGGTCGTGTTCATCAAGATACCTATATTAATAATGCTACACAATTACTATCGCAGGCTCAAACTGTATCGGATATTACACGATCATTGAGCAGATTACAAACAGATCCTACATTGTTTGGTCATAAGAACCTCTCACACGGTATTGTATCTCAACAAACACACTATGGTCATAGTAAGGTATCGATATCACCTACTGGTTCTCTAATGAGATTTTTACCACCACAGACGAGACAGGCTATCAGTGCTGGTTTCCAGATTCTTTCGTTGATTAATAGCGTATATCCGGGTCAAAAGATATTTGGTGATTCGGCTGCCAAGATATACAGGATGATTAACAGACTTACACCAATGTCTCTAGCATTTCTGCTAATCAATCTAGCAAAGCAGAATGTTGGACCTCAGGCTATTCGACACGGAACTATTAATACTATCACCAATACGGGTGGAAACCCGTTTCTAATACCATAAAGGTTTATAATGGCTACCGAGAGTGAAATTGCACAGGTAAGAGAGTTCTACGGCAATCAGGCTGAGGCTGGTACCTATCAGATCGATGGTAAAAACATCGAATATGGTGGGCCCGGTTCTCAACCAACCGCAGACAGCACCGCTGAAGATATAGATAAGAAAACCACACCAGATTCATGGGATGGTCCTGAAGATGCTCGCTCTATGGATGGTGCAGGTCAATATCCTAACTATTATTCACATAAGACCCGCTCTGGTCATGTCTTTATGATGGATGATAGTAATGGTGCAGAACATGTCACAGTTCAGCACCGCTCAGGATCTATGATACAGTTTCTACCAGATGGTAAGGTTAATATCACCTCGCACAATGGTCAATATAATATTGTCTTTGGTGAGAACCGTATGCTAGTCACAGGCGCACATGATATTACAGTTAATGGTGATGCCTCACTCAGAGTTGATGGTGACTATAATGTGGCCGTTCAAGGCGATGTTAATTTCTCAGCACAGGGTGATATTAACTTCACCTCTAAGAATGTCAACACAGTCGCTCGTGGTAATATCGATATCTCAGCAATGAACAGAAGCGAAAAGGTATCAGGTTCTATTACTCAGCAGGCTCAGGGTGCTATGAGTATTCTAGCCGAGACTGGTATGACCATCGGTGCAACCACTGGTGGTGTCGCCATTATGGCAGGGACGATGATTGGTATGGTTGCTAAGGTCGGTGCTATTATGATGAAAGCATTGGCTTCTATTAGTATGAAAACAGAAGGTTATATATCGACTGATGCCACACTAGCAACCTCTATTAATTCTGAGGCGGCAGTTATTATCAATTCTGGAGCCGAAACTTCTATCGGTGCTATCGGTGGTGTAGCCATTGAAGCGGGTGGTATAGTGTCCGTTTCAGCCGAAGGTGCAATCGGTATCGAGGCTGCCGGTGCTGTAGATATTTTAGCTGGTGGTATAGCCTCTTTCGGAGCCGAAGGTGTGGTCAATATCGATGCCGGCGCGGCTTTAAATCTATGGGGAACTCCAATTCTACAAAACTTGGCACCTTTCCCAATAGCACCTATCTATATACCAGCTTTACCTTCTATACCAGCATTAGACCCGATGGTTGTATTCGTTCACTTGCCTGCACCACCTGCTATCCCTGATCCAGAAACAGTCTTATCAGCCGCAGGTAAGTTCGGTCGAAACTAACCTCTAACAGGTAATCTAAATAATCATATGGCAACTACAGCAAGACAAACCAATTACTCCGATCTGGATCTAGACTTCATCGCACACCCTACTACGGGTGATGTGGTTCGTAAGTTTGGTGAAGATGCTATTAAGCGTTCACTTCGTAATCTTGTTCTAACAAATTTCTATGAGAAGCCATTTAGACCTGGAATTGGTTCAAATGTAACCAAACTATTGTTCGAGAATGCTACACCAGTTGTATCTAATATGATTTCAGATGCTATTCGTGATATAGCCAGAAACTATGAACCTCGTGTTGATATTCAGCAGGTATCAGTGAAGTTTGATGATGGCGACAATGGTTATAACGTCTCAATCGTTTTTATCATATTGAATAGAAATGAACCAGTAACTATAAACTTTTTCTTAGAGAGAATCCGTTGATATGACTACATCAAACACAGCACTCAGAGTCACAGAACTGGACTTTGATTCAATCAAGAACAATCTAAAGAATTACCTAAGAAGCCAGACAGAGTTTCAAGATTTTGACTTTGAAGGTTCTGGTATGGGCGTATTGCTGGATATTCTAGCCTATAATACACATTATATGGGCTATTATCTCAATATGACAGCCAATGAAATGTTTCTTGATACCGCACAGCTTCGTGGTTCGGTTCTCTCTCATGCTAAGATGATCAACTATATTCCTACCAGCCGCCGTGGTGCTAAGGCTGTGGTCAATATTCAGGTCACACCTTCAGCAACCGAAGATAGTTTAACAAATATTATCACCATACCAAAATACAAGAAGTTTATCGGCAGTGATATCGACGGTCAGAACTATAGTTTCGTTACACTATCAGCAAACGTTGCATCAAAAGTCGCAAATACATTCACATTTAGCAATGTAGCCATCTATCAAGGTGACGTAGTTACTCGCCAGTTCATCATGGACTCTGGCAATATCAAGAGATCATTCACCCTACCATCAGCTAACATTGATACTAGCACACTTACTGTAACAGTTCAAGAGTCTACATCAAACACATTTACATCAGAATACTTTATTGTCAATGATATCACTAGCATCACATCAAATGCCGAAGTATATTTTATTGAAGAAAATCAAGATTTAAACTATACCATATATTTTGGTGATGGCGTTATCGGTAAGAAACCAAAGAATGGTAGCGTCATCACCGCTACATATCTAGACACAATCGGTGAGAGAAGCAATAATATCTCTAGGTTTGTGGCTAGTGGTGGTGTTGCACAATATACTGATAATATCTCTATTACATCAATTCAATCATCATTTGGCGGTAGAGAGAAAGAATCTATCGAGCAGGTTAAATTCCGCGCTCCATATTACTTTGCGACACAGAATCGTGCAGTTACAGCCGACGACTATGCGGCTATTCTCACCAAAGACTATCAGAATATCGATTCGGTATCTGTATGGGGTGGTGAACAGAATGATCCGCCTGTATACGGCAAGGTCTATATCTCACTCAAGATGAAGAATGACTTCTACTTGACCAATATCGAAAAAGAAACTATCAAGCAAGAGTTGATTAACAATAGAAACGTCTTGACGGTTACACCTGAAATCATTGATCCAGACTATACATTCATTCTTATTAACGGTAATGTTTATTACAATCCAGCATTAACAACAGCCAGTATCGATACCATCAGACAGTATGTCGTAGCTTCTGTTGTAGATTATGAAGCAAATGAATTAAACCGTTTTGATTCTACGTTTAGAAAGTCAAAGCTACAGAATTATATTGAAGCGGCCGAGAAATCTATTACTGGTTCTGAAATCAGAGTATATCTACAGAAGCGTGTGGTTATTGATCCTACTATTACAACAAACTATTATATTGAGACAAAGGTGCCTATTAAGAGAGGTGACCTTGTTGTATCTCGCATCTCATCATTCCCACAGGTTAATGTGTATGATGCCAGTAGCGTTCTTCGCCCTGTATTCTTTGAAGAAGTCCCTGAAGTTCTAACAGGTCTCGATTCAATTACCGTTAAGACAACAGGTCAGAGTTATACTTCAGTGCCAACTGTGACCATTATTGGTGATGGTTCTGGTGCTACAGCAACAGCTAAGGTGGTTGGCGGTCGTGTTACAGGTATTGCTATCACAAACCCAGGAACAAACTATACAAGAGCGGCTATTAGTATCTCTGGTGGTAATGGTTCAGGCGCATCAGCTACATCTATTCTACAGTCAAAGACAGGCAGACTTAGAACATATTATAACAAAAGCACAGGCGAAAAGATCATCGTAAATGAAAATGCAGGTCTAATCAATTATGATACAGGTTCGATTCAGCTCACAGCCTTGAATACAACTGGTACTGTCACGAATGATCTATATGATGAAAATGTATTGACGTTCAATATTCCTATTGATAGAGAAGTTATTACACCATTGAGAAATCGTATTCTGTCAATCGACCAGAATAACCCTTTCAGCGTCCAATTACAAGTCGTACCTGAAGCATAAAAATGACAGCATCAAATACACGCATATCGAATCTAATCAATAGTCAGGTACCGTTTTATGTAAGAAACGATCACCCGAACTTTATTCGTTTCCTAGAATCATACTATGAATATCTAGAACAGGAAAACAAAGACCTCGATACGCTCAAGCGTATGCGTGAATACTCAGATATTGACACAACACGAGATGATTTTCTAGATCAATTCTATAATAACTTTATGAAACTGTTCCCAGATGGCACAGTTGTTGATAAGACTCTCATTCTGAAGCATATCAAGGAGTTCTATCAGTCTAGAGGTTCAGCCAAATCAGTTAAGTTCTTACTTCGTATTCTCTATAACCAAGAGATTGAAGATATCTATCTGCCTAAGAAAGATATTCTCAGAGCATCTGACGGCAAGTGGTATATTGAAAAAGCATTGCTATTAGGTGATGTTCAGGTCGATAACGTATCCAATTCGATGGCCTCAACACTCAATTATTTTGTATCTAATCGAGTTATTGGTGAGACTTCGAACGCATATGCTCTTGTTGAAAAAGCCTCATCATATTATAACCGTGACTTTCTAATCAATGAATTGTCCATCTCCAATAAGTATAGAAACTTTGATGGCGGTGAGAGAATCTATTGCTTCTTCGAAGAAAACGGTCAGCAAAGATTTCTCTCGGCTAACCTATTCTCAGGGTTTATTGATACTGTCAGCGTGATCTATGGTGGCACCGGTTATGCGGTTGGTGATACGGTCGCCATCGAGAGCAATACAGGTTCAGGTGGTCTTATCGTCGTTGACTCGGTAATGACAGGTAACGTCAAGACAATCTATCCTGATGTAGATCCGGAATTACGCGGCGCAGGTTTTCAGGTCAATAATCCTATATTGTTTACTGGCGGTAGCGGTGGCTTCGGTGCTAATGCTCGTATCTCAGCCGTATTAGCCGATTCATCTGTTCACCCTAATTCATATGTAATGATTGCATCTGTTATCTCAGATGAGGTTAATACATTTATCGGAAATACATCTATTGTATATGAGACCTTTGCATATCAGAACCTAGCCACTCAGTATATTCGCTCATCAAACCTAACGATTAGCACAGGCACAGGTAATTCTGTTAACGTAATCAATCTCAGCGCATGGAAAGCTAACTCAAATACATTCTTTGAAACATATGATAGTTTGAATGTCAATGGTGTTATTGTATTGGTTACATCATCTAATACAATCGCCAATACTATTACGATTAGACCAGGTCTTACTGGTAATTTGATAGCCAATTCTTTCCAAGTTATTAAGAAGGCTAATGATAATACAACCATTGCTAACGCATCTGTTAGTTATGTCTATGCTAATACTGGACCTATGGATCAGTTACAACTATTATCTCATGGTAATTATTATCTAACCACACCGACCACTTCGGTTGTAGCCAATACACGCATCAGATCACTCGGTATCTTAGGTCGAATGAAGATTTATAATGGTGGCACTGGCTATGTAGTTGGTGATAAGATTACCTTCACTAACGTTCCATTTGGATACGGTTCAGGCGCGGCCGCTAACGTGACCAGCGTAGCCGCAAATGGTATGATCAAGCAAGTCAAGTTTGTTCCAGTTCCGGGTCAAATTACTGGTGGTACTGGTTATGATATGAACTTCTTACCTCTAGCAAGTGTAACATCTGCTAACGGTAATGGTGCTAATATCATGGTGACAACACTACTAGGTCGCGGTGAATCAATGTCAACCATCATGAATAAAGCTGGCACATTGATGACACTAGCTATCATTAATCCGGGAACTGGCTACGACACAGCACCAACCTTGAATCTATCGAGCATCGGTGACGGCACCGCTCAGGCTTCTGCAACCATCATCAAGGGTGAATATAATTACCCCGGTCGCTTCCTTAATGATGATGGTCATGTATCTGGCTATAATTTCATCGAAGATAGGGATTATTATCAGAACTTCTCGTATGTCGTTAAGTCACGCCAGTCTGTAGATTCGTATCGCCAAGCTCTTAACCAGCTGGTTCATCCATCAGGTATGAAGCTATTTGCAGAATATCTCTATGATAATACTGGTGATGATAACAATGTTTCGGTTCAGTATGCATCTAATGCAGATTATGAATACACTCGTAGCGGTACCTATGTTGCGACAAGTAATGCCAATGGTATCACAATCGTTGTCAATGCAGATTCGAATGTGATAAATCTTATGAGTCTATCGAATGTATATGTAGAGTTTATCACAGGTGATCAGGCTAACTTGAGCAACGGAATCTATAGAGCGAATGTGATTAGCAATACATCGTTCAGCGTCTATAGAGCAAATGTTCGCACAGGCACCGTATCGGCCAATGCAGGTAATGGTAATACATACTCACTGACCGGCGTCGGAACAAACTTCAAATCAGACTTGGATGTTGGTGATGTAATCAAGATTGGTGGCTGGTCAAATACATTCTATGTTGGTGCTGTATCAAATGCAGGCAATCTATATGTCACAAGCACATTGCCACCATATATCACAGGCAATACTTATGGTAGAATTTACACTCCGGCGAACAGTAGTGGAACAATCTACTTTACCAGCATATAAATATAATGGAATAGGATATTAGAAATGACTTCCATCTTTACTGAAAATCTTCGTGTTTATAATGCTGAACAGTTCAAGCAGTCGATTTCCGATGTGGGACCGACTAACATCTATTTGACTTTTGGTAGAACTAGACCTTGGGATGATGAAAACAATCCACCTCAGGCTAACTCATCTGTTGAAGCTTTCAATG